AAGCACAATAAGTAAGGTAATAGACAATATCACACAAAATACCGGAATTTTAGAAAAATTATAAAAAACCCGATTTGGATTCTCTTTTGATTTTCTAGAAATTGGACATTTATAAATGTCCATTTTTCAGATTTATAGAATTACTTTTTCAACCACTTTTTTGAAAAAGTGATTTACAGCATAATGCTTTAAATCTCGTTTTTATTTTTATTTTTTGTTAGCATAAGAAAATTTCACTTTTCGCACGTTTGGTTTAGGGGTAAAATTTGTTCGCCTAAAATATACTAATGAAAATTACCCCAGATTACCCAATTATATTTTTGTGTGAAAAATGTCTATTTAAATGCAGTAATAAAAAAGATTACAATAGGCATTTATTGACTGCAAAACACAAACGCCGAACGAATACTAATGAAATTACCCTTTATTACCCCACTACATACAATTGTGAATGTGGTAAAATATATAAGCATAAGTCGTCTATATATAAACACAAATCCACATGTTCACATACAAAAACTGAAATATTAAAAACTGAAATATTAAAAACTGAAATATTAAAAACTGTGAATAAAGACCAAATTATACTTGATTTATTAGCTCAGAATAGTGAATTTATGAATCTAATCATTTCAAAAGACCATCAAACAAATGAATTGCTACATCAAAATAGAGAGATGAATAGAACCATCCAGGATATAGTTCCAAAAATCGGTAATAATAATAACAATATTACTACTAACAATAATCAATTCAACATACAAGTATTTCTTAATGAAGATTGTAAAGACGCACTTAACTTTTCAGATTTTATAAAACAGATACAAGTTTCCCTTGCGGATTTAGAGAACCAAGCAGAAAATGGGTATATTAAAGGCATTACTAAGCTTTTCATTGAGAACTTACAAGGATTGGGGATGAATAAACGGCCCATTCATTGTACCGATAAAAAACGCAAGACGTTATATATTAAAGAAAATGATGAATGGGATAAAGAAGGTTCTCAAGATATATTGAAAAAAGGAATTCAAGAAGTAACAAGGAGAACATTCCAACAATTAATAAAAGAACAGAAGATTCATTCAGAAGAATATAACGATGCGGATTCAGAGTTTTCTACAAAATGTATTACTATCCAGAGAAACTTAACTCCAAGTCATCCAAGAGAAAGCACAATAAGTAAGGTAATAGACAATATCACTCAAAATACAGGAATTTTAGAAAAATTATAAAAAACCCGATTTGGATTCTCTTTTGATTTTTTTACGAAGTTATATAAATTGGACATTTATAAATGTCCATTTTTCCAGATTTTTTACGGAGTTATAAGAATTACTTTTTCAACCACTTTTTTGAAAAGGTGATTTACAGCATAATGCTTTAAATCTCGTTTTTATTTATTTTTTTTGTTAGCATAAGAAAATTTCATTTTTTGTTCGTTTATTTTAGGCGTTTTTTTGTTACCATTATTTAGGATAACAAAAAAAACAAAAAAAACGCCAGAAAACCCTAAAATATTTATATGTGAAAAATGTAACTTTAAGACAAGCAAACAAAGTGAGTTCGATAGACATATATTGACTGCAAAACATAAAAACGCAATAAATGGTAACAAAAAAACGCCAAAAAACGCCACACTATATTGCTGTCAATGTGGTAAACTATACAAGTTTATTTTCGGATTGTCGAGACATAAAAACAGTTGTTCTATTATTAACAATTCTATAACTGTCCAATAGAACCTAGAAGTTAAACCTTCTATTATGGAATTTATTTCACAAAATAAGGAAATAATGGACGCATTGGTTCTCCAAAATGAAGAACTAGTGAAAAGAAATAACGAACTTACTTCCACTATCGTAGAACAGACTGTTACAATTAGAGAACTCATTCCAAAAATGGGTAATAATAACAACAATATTACTACTAACAATAATCAATTCAACATACAAGTATTTCTTAACGAAAATTGTAAAGACGCAATTAACTTTTCAGAATTTGTAAAACAAATACAGGTTTCTTTGGCAGATTTAGAGAACCAAGCATAAAATGGTTGCGTAAAAGGTATTACCAAGCTTTTTATTGAAAATTTGCAAGGATTGGGAATGAACAGACGACCTATTCATTGTACTGATAAAAAACGTAAGACGTTATATGTAAAGGAAAATAACGAATGTGATAAAGAAGGTTCTCAAGATATATTGAAGAAAGGAATTCAAGAAGTAACTGGGAGAACATTTCAAAGGTTAATAAAAGAACAAGATATTCATTCAATTGAATATGACGACGCAGATTCAGAGTTCTATACAGCGGAATTTAACTCCGAATCATCCACGAGAAAACACAATAAGTAAGGTAATAGATAATATTACTCAACAGACTGGAATTGTATAAAATAAATAAAAAACACAATATGTATTTAACATTGGGTTTTTACAGAGTCGGTTAGATATGTGATCTATTTTTAAACAATTATAATAAACTAACGTGGGCAATTTCCATAACATTTACCTTGATAAAAATAATGGTCTTTATTTAAAATCGTAATATCTCCGTAATTCGCTTTCATGGTAGGACCCTTTTCGTTTCCACCTACACAACGACTACCTCCCAACAAAACGCAACAAGATGTCGAAGCACAAGAATCTTTTTCCAATTTGCCACACTCCTGCTCTATTTTTATCGATGAATGTTTATGATATTCGCAAAATCCTCCTTTTTTTGATGCCGTATCCTCGATCGGTTTTGTTGTACTCAAACCAGTCAATCGACTCAGATATACAGAGTCTTCATAATTAGGAACAAACGTAGACGGTTGATACCGGAAATAACCAGGTTCATTGTAGTTAATGCCGGTTTTTGAACCAGTCCAAGGTACTTCCATTAATTTACCGTCTTTTCCTCTGACGAACATATTTTTCCCTTGGGAACTTGAGTCGTCAGACAATGATAAACTAGCAGAATTATTATATTCAGGGAATGCCGTATCAGCATTCCAATCTTCGTTTTTTGTAACATTTCCCTTATTATCCCTATCAGCATCATCTGTAGTAATTTGTTTATTGGCATTCAATACGACATTCTTATTGTCGGTAATGTTACTAAAATCAGTTGTATTAATAGTTCCATTAGCATTTCGTTTTGTTATAGAACCATTAGCATCCTGTGAGTAATCACCATCTACTATATACGTGACTCCGTCATCCTTAATTACCGACTGGCCTTCATATAAAGTAGAGGACATACCAATCGTTAATGATATCAATGATATCAATGCAAGAAATATTATATATTTATAAGATTTCATTGTATATTGTATTATACATTATGACAATACTTTATCGCGTATAAGTTGTAAAATTGATTATAATAAATTTATATAAATATATATTATACTTTACATATAATGATTATTCCAGTAAAATGCTTTACGTGTGGGATGGTTTTAGCGGATAAATATAGATATTTTCAAATGAAAGTGAGAGAAGCGAAAATGAATGATGGCGTTCCTCTTGACAGAGTTGTATATTTGACTAAAAATAATATGGAGAAAACTTCCGAAGGAAGGATTTTAGATGATATGCATCTTACCCGCCCATGTTGTAGACGTCATATGTTAACGCATGTAGACATAGAGTAAAATATATACGTATAATATATAATGGGCACATTGACTAAACGCGTTACGAAAGAGAGACCTCGAACTAAAAAGATTAAACACAAGGGTGGAGGATGCGGTTGTGGAACTACTGGCGGTAAAAGAAAAAATAAAAATAACAGAAAATCAAAAACAAATAAACGTAAGATAAAAGGAGGTTCTCCACATTTAACCTCGTTACCTATTCGTTATTATTATTCATTAAACGACCACAGTAGTGACCTTTCCGAGTCATACGGAATTAAATCTTCAAATGCTGATTTTTCAGGTGGAAAACGTAAGCAAAAAAAACGAAATAAATCTGTAAGACGAACGAATGGTGGAGGAATTGTGGATACATTTTTTAATGGACCACAAGTGAACGTGACTACTGGCGTTGGAAGCGATTTGCTATATAATATACAAGAGATTAATCAACCATTCACCCCGGATGTCACTAAACAACCAGCTGGAAATTTAAATAATGAACATACACCATTGCTAGCATAATTATTATTTATGCGTCTATTAGATATCGAATCAAACAAAACAAAACACGAGACCTTTCATTCGTAGAATAATTCCTGTTGATGGTTCGTAGCATTGACGGAGACAAATCTATAAAATATAAGTCATCATATTTCTTTATTAAAATTTCAAACTGTTCAAAACAAATTCTTTGATTCGTGGTATAACCATTTGTAAATATTTTTATTTTTTCATCCATGAAATTGCCATATTGATTGTAGAATGCAATTCCGCAATCAAAAGCAACCCCACATTCAGGTTGAATAAAACATAACATATCATTCTCGAACTCTGGATTAGCAATGGTCACCATTTTCAACATTATTGTGCGTAACTTTGTGTGACATTAGAAATAAATAAACGTCATAAATCAATTTTTATAAATCCATAATATATATTATGGATTTAAATCCTATGAAAAAACTATGCGGTCCTTCGCATTTCTATTTAGCGATTTCACTAGTTTTCGTATTTATTGCGTCTATGCAAAATATTGGTAATAGAAATGTATATTGCCTAGGAAGTTTAAGTTGCGATGTTACAAGTACACCATTGGTATTTGTGGTGAAACTAATATATATATTATTCTGGACTTGGATTTTGAATTTAATGTGTAAATCGGGTTTTACAAACATAGCATGGATATTAGTTTTATTGCCGTTCCTGCTTATGTTTTTGTTAATTTTATCAATGATGATTCAATCAGTTTAATATACACGAACCATATAGTATAATACTATATTATACTATATGGTTGTATCGGCAAGAAAAATAAAGTATAATAAAACGTTAAAACATAAGAGAGTACAAGGACAAATAGACTTTGAAAAAGGTGGATGGAAGCATATTACAGTATACGGTAACCCTTATGATATTGGGTATGCGCATGGCTATCTATTATCAGAAGACCTTAAACGCATTTTAATTGCATTGCCGTTTTTGGTCGATGAACATTTTAATATCTCTTTCAAAAAATATATGGATGATTGTGATAAATATATTGTAAATATTATAAAAACAAAATGTCCGGAAATATATAACGAGTTACGCGGAATTGTTGCTGGAGCGAGAAAAAAAGGGGTTAGGATTTCTCTAAGGTTTTTGATAGCGTGGAATTCGTTTTTATCAATGTATTCATTTTATAAAGATGGTGGGTCGGAAAGATGTAGTGCGTTTATAGCAACTGGAGAAGCAACAGAGAAAGGCGACATCGTTATGGCTCATAACACACATACGGATTTTCTCACAGGACAATTGTTAAATATTGTTATGGTGATACAACCCAAAATAGGAAACACATTTAAAATGCAAACTTCTGCAGGACTTGTTGCCAGTACCTCAGACTGGTTTGTATGTGCTAATGGAATAGTAGGTTGCGAAACGACAATAGCTTACATTAACTTCAAACCAAAATATGGTTTACCCTATTTTTGTAGAATACGAAAATTAATGCAATATGCAGACAATCTAGACGATTGTATAGACATTATGTCGAAAGACAGTGCAGGTGATTATGCGTGTTCGTGGTTATATGGAAACGTAAATACTGGTGAAATAATGGTTCATGAATTGGGAAACAAAATACAAAACATAAAACGAATGAACAATGGTGTTATATATGGTATGAACTCGGCGTTAGGTTTTGAACTTCGAAACTTAGAAACAACTGATATTGACCATTCCAATGTGAATACTAGTTTAGGTTCTCGAAGTTGTCGTTTAGATTATCTATTAAATGACAAACATTATGGCAAAATAAACTTAAAAATAGCAAAGGATATAATATCAGACCATTACGATAGTAAAGAAAATGTGACACACAAAAATTGTCGAGGTATATGTAGACACTCCGAAGTGGACAAAACGTATGATTATGCTCCATATGGCGCAACAGACGGCAAAGTGATTAATAGCGACCTGGCAAAAACGCTTAATTTCCAAGGGAGATTTGGTTCATCATGTGGTCGAACATTTTCCATTGCTTCTTTTGCGAATAGACACCCAAAACACAAGAAATGGCTACCAGTATTAGACGATTATAAACCGCACGATTGGGTGAATTTGTAATGGGTTAAAATCGATTTTCGAATAAAATATCTTCCTATAAAATTGATTTAAAAATGTAATCATAGTTTATAAAACAACAGATAACAATCATGAATCCCAAAATATCAAATATATCAGAAGAGTTTGGCGTTTATAAATTCACATTAAGTGGTCTAAACGTAAGTTTAGCAAACGCATTACGTAGAACTATTTTAAGTGAGATACCAGTTGTAGCAATTAAAACGGACACCTATGAAAGTAATCAATGTAATATCGAGATTAATACTACACGATTGCACAATGAAATACTTAAACAGCGTTTAAGTTGTATTCCCATTTGTTTGGGACCAGACGAATTAGAATTATTGCCCGATAAATATCAGTTAGAAATCGATAAACAGAATGAAACAGATGATATAGAATTTGTCACATCTGCCGATTTCAAAATAAAAAATAAAATTAACGGGAATTATCTAACAAGTGATGAGACAAAGCGCATATTTCCACCAAATATAATAACCAAATGTTACATTGATTTTGCAAGATTACGACCTAAAATTGGAAATAACATACCAGGAGAACGACTTAAATTGGTAGCCGATTTCTGTATTTCAGATGCTAAAGAAGATGCGAAATTTAATGTTGTTAGTAATTGTACATACGGGTTTACACCTGATATGGCAAAGGTAGTAGAAAAATGGAATGAAAAGGAAAAGATTATGAAATCTAACGACGCTACTAACAAAGATATCGAGTTCTCTAAGAAGAACTTTTATATTTTGGACGCACAACGACATTATGTGCCAGATAGTTATGACTTTATGATTGAAACTGTCGGATCTTACGAAAACAAAGAAATTGTTAAACAAGGTGCGGCAGTTATTACAGAGAAATTCTCTTCGTTTATTAAAGATATTGACGCGGACGTTATCACAATAAATACAGGAGAAACCACAATGGACAATTGTTTTGATATTTTATTACAAGACGAAGATTATACAATGGGTAAATCAATTGAGTTTGTTTTATATGATAAGCATTACAACGGTGATAAAACCCTCTCATACTGTGGGTTTAAAAAGTTTCATCCGCATGACAACAAGAGCACTATTCGTATTGCGTTCACTAACAAAGCAGACAAGTCAATGGTTAAGCAATACTTACGCGATGCGTGTTACAATATCCAATTATTGTTTATAAAAATACATAAATTATTTTAGACATTTGGGGGTAAACATTATTTATAAAATTGAAATGAAAATATATTTAATATATTTTTATTAAAGACAAAATGGAATCACGCATTAATAATACAATTGTTGCTTACATCCGGGCATTTAAATCGGATATAGGAGATAAGGTAAAAAGTATGGATTTAGGAGATGATATAACAAGCGAACTTATGAGATTCATATTCGATTATCAAAAATTAATATTGAAACCAGTTGATTTCAATAAGCGAAAGAGATTAAAAAATTCAATACCCGTAACAAATCGTTGTACTGCGTGTAAAGCTGCTGGTGAACAATGCACGAGACGAAGACGAGGAGAAACAGAATTCTGCGGAACGCATTCAAAGGGCGTTCCACACGGTCTAATAAATGATACAGTCAGTTCCGAAAATCATAATCAGAGCGTAGAAATATTTGGAGAGGATGTTAATGGAATTATATATTATATGGATAAATACTCAAATGTATATAAAATGGAGGATATCATCATACAAAAAGAGAACCCTGCCGTGATTGGAGATTATAAATTAATAAATGGTATATATGAAATAAACATTACGAATGTATAGTTCTTGAAATAGTTTCTATAACAGTTTCCTCACGGTTGTCCATAATAAATGTCTTTAATTCAGATGCACTTAACAGGTCATCTTTATAATATTTAGATAGAATTTCTTGTAAATTCTTTTTATTTATAGGTTTTTTTACGTGTTTTTTTTTATATACAATTTTACCTTGGTTGATATCAAATTCATCAATTTCATTTGATTTCATTATTTCCATTAAAGCGTTAGATATTTCTTTTTGTTTTTTTTTCCTTGTTTTTTCTTGTTTCTTTAATTCTCTTATTTCATTGTCTAATATGACCCATTCTTTTATATTTTCTATTAATAATTGTTTATTTTCCATAGTATAACTATATAGAAGCGTATTATATTTTTTATATTATTTACATTAATTATTTTATGCTTGTATATAATAAACAGCATGTTTAGCAGAAAATATAAAAGAACATCTTCTTCAATGAAAATGGTTCTATCAAAATCAAATACAATAAACAATACCATATTAACTAATCCGTTAAATTCTGCAATAAATTCCACGATGAATTACACGAATATAGTGACGAATAATTATATGAATTTACCCAATAATACGTTCCGCGGTTCGAGTAGTGGTATGACATGGGGAGGTCCAACGTGGACATTTCTACATACAATTGTTGAAAAGATAAAAGACGAACATTTTAGTAGATTACGCAATGATTTATTTAAAAATATCTTTACGATTTGCACAAACCTACCATGCCCAGATTGTTCGTTACATTCAAAAAACTATTTTAATAACCAGAATTTTAATGCGATTACTAGTAAATCCCTTTTAAAAAACATGTTATATGACTTTCATAACTCCGTTAATAACAGGAAAGGATTTGAATTATTTAACAGGATAGACTTAGATAAAAAATACAGCGAACAGGTGCTTTCTGTAACGTTTTACAATTTTTTGATTAAATTCAAAGACCGCGGCGCGAGCAATCGTTTCATACACGAAGACATTTATCGTTCTCAACTTTCGAAAGAATTGGTCAAATGGTTTAATGCTAATAAAGAGTATTTTGACGAATAAATGATATTTGATTTTTACATATATCATTTGATAAGATTTCAATCGTCAATCTACGTTAAGATTTCAATCGACAACGGAAATTACTTGTATTCATTTTACATACGTTAGCATCAGAGATTCCCTGGAAAAAAACTATATCGTAACCAGTATTGATTAAATAACTTGTCCAACCGTAAGCAATAACAATGGCAATAACCCACGTAGTAATTAGATTTGGTAAAACGCGAATACAACGCCTATTACCGAACCAATCGGCTATTATCAAACTTACGAAAATAACAATAGTTGCTATGTTCATATTGAGTGTACCATATTCTAAAACAATAGTTAATGAGTAAATAAATGAATACATTAATGTCGTTTGACTTAATGGCAAATAAGACATCTCTCCATTTCCTAGTGTGGCACCTCGACACGATGTGCCAGTTGTACTAGTTGTTACATTAGGTTTAAACATAGAATTCCGACTTGTTAAGATAGTCACTACAGTAGTTGCCAAAAGACCAGCTAAATAAAATAATCCCTTAGTGCTCGATTCAAATAATGATTGTAATATAAAATAACCAACAATTATGAACGGCGATAACCTCATAAATAAATAAATGACATTTGTTAAGTTCAATTCCATTAATATATATATATATATCTTATTAGACAAAAATGTGTTCAAATGTATCTTGCACCTTTTCTATCATTATGAATTCTATCCCTTCATAATATCGGTTCTTTTCGCAAAATTCTTTATATTCTCTCTCATTTTCTCTCGGTAATAGGAACTTCTTTACGCCAGCGCGTATACCACCTAGTATTTTATCTTCTAGACCACCAATTGCCGTAACATTTCCAATTAGATCTATCTCACCAGTAATTGCAACATCGTGCTTTATAGTTAATCCATTTAATACACTGTATATGGCAATTGTTATTGCTGTTCCTGCTGATGGACCATCTTTAGATACTCCACCCGCTGGACAATGAACATGTATACCCTTTGATTTGTCTTTTTCGTGTTGTTTGTATAATTTTGTTTTGGTAGCTTCAATAGTCAAATTCCAGGCAACTGTCTTAGAAACATTCATACTCTCTTTCATTACATCTCCTTGCATACCAGTAAGTTTTAGTTCGAGGATAGAACTAGATGGAGAAAAAGAAACTTCGATTGGAATGATACCTCCTTTACCGAGAACATTCGCCCATAAACCATTAATAACACCAGTTCTACTATGTGTAGGGATCATTGTTTCGCGCACCTTAAGATACTTCTTCAAGTATTTATTTTCTACGTCTTCCATCGTAACCTTTATAGGTAATATTTTAATGTCTGAATTTGATTTCAGTAATTCAATATTAATTTCGCCATACAAGTCAAATAATAACTCTTTCAATTTCCTTACACCTGGTTCCATTGTATACGAATTTATTATGTTTAGTATAATATCTTCACTCAAGTCAATTATATCAGAGAACCCCATTTTTTTATTTATCTCTGGCAATATGTATTTATTTACAATCACTATCTTCTCTTCTATTGTTAAATTATCAAACTTTATTCTATGTATTCTATCTAATAATACGCGGTCTATTTGAGTCGGGTCGTTATATGAAAATATAATTAGAGCCTTTGATAAATCGATATCTATACCACTAAAATACTTATCTTGAAATCCATCATTCTGAGTATAATCAATTAAATGAGTTAATATACCAGTTATTTCTTTACCCTGTTCACTCTTACTTACTTTATCCAATTCATCTATATATATAATCGGGTTCATACAGTTAGAATCCATTAATATATCGAGTATTCTACCCCAAGATGAATTCACATATGTAAAACCGTGACCTTCCAATGTCGACCCGTTACAAGAACCACCCAATGCTATGAATGAAAATGGTCGTTTTGAACCATCTGTGTCTGTAAGACATTTGGACAACCCTTTTTTTGCCAATGAAGTTTTACCAACTCCAGGAGGACCTTCGAATCCAAAACAATATCCTGTTTGTTCTCCTGTAATCCATTGACATATTATCTTCATAATTTGGTTCTTTGCGTGTGCGTGTCCATATACAGATTCATCAAGAATGTTTTCAATTTCCTTTATTTTATTGCCCAATGATTCTATTTCTTTTTTTATACTCGTGTTTTCATTGTATATTCTTTCATAGTGAATTCCGGTTTTATTAACGTTGCTGTTTATGCATACAATTTCTTTAAGCGAACAATTGTTCACAAAATTGGCAATAACAGTTCTTCTTTGTTCTTCGTTTAATAGATTAAATGCGGGAACCGTAAGTTCTATTTGTTTATTTTTCTTTAAATATTTGAATATTGCGTTTATGTTTTTTGGACTTAAATTTGATAAATATGTATGTTTATTAAAGATTTGTTCTATTTCATCGTTGACAGACGTTATATATCGCATTATCTCTACGTTTGTATAATTCTCTTTGGGTTCAAGTTTGCTTAATGAATTGTCATTTATAGTTTGCTCCAATAATATTTTAAATCTAGCATTAAGTTCCTTTGTTATCATTAATAATGGTTCTGTTCTATATTTATTGAATGGGATTTTTAAAAGACCTTCAAGGTATTGTTTAGATTTAGCACCAGATTCGTCAGACTTACCTTTGATTTCTTTAATTTTCATTATTGCCTTTTCTTTTACATTATCTGGAACCCTTAACATGTATACTTGTTGTTCCATAGTTATTCTAGACGTGTCGTATTTCTTGTTCATATCTTGTGTGTAACTCAATGTATGTTTCATAGCATCTTTAAAATATTCCTTTACTTTGGGTGGAAAACTTTCATATATAATCATCTGTTCATTGGACTCGTTTGCATTGCTCGTTGCGATCAAGTCGTAAAGCAAATAAGACATATATTGTATTTCTTGGTCTTTGTTGTAAATTAACAAGTTCATTAACATATTTCGTTGAGATGTGTTATTAATGTCTGTAAATCTTTTGATTGAACATTCCATAGTATCATTTTTTATATTTTTAACCTGATTAATTATAGTATTGTATTTCTTTACCATATCCTCGTTCCCATATACTAAAATGTCGCGCAAAGTCATTGCTTTTATTTGTCGTTTAATTATATCTGGGTCAGATTCACTGTGTTGTATTATACGTTTGTAAATTTCATCCTTTCTATGTGATATATATTCATTGTCGAAAAAATCGAGGTCTAAATCGTGAAAATATCCAGTTACTATCATTAATTTATTTGTTTCACTATGAAATACAACCCTCGAACTGTTAACATTAAACGTTAGTGAGTTTATTGTCCCTTCATATTCAAAACAATCTAAGTTTCGTGCTTTTTCTATTTGGATTATCGTATCTGTTATTTTATCACTACAATAAGGGATATTTTTAATTTCGCCATTTTTAATTTTATCGTTTACTATTTTGAATGATATGGGGTGGAAATATTTTCTTACTAATTCTAACTTTGAGTTTAATAGCGTATTGTGTTTGATTTGTTTAAATTCGGAACCAAACGTTATATACAATAAATCATCCATATTCTTTGTACCAAAAACTGACATTGTTAATGATAATTTATCTATGATTTTTTGCAATTTATCTATACAATCGTCTGTTTTAATTGTATCTACATTTAACGACAACACTTTGTTTGAGCTATATAATTCACTTAATGAATTGTAACATATATGCATGTCACTATTTCTGTATATGTGTAAACGATTATATTCGTTCATTGATATGATACTGTTTCTTATTGTATCGTTAATATATTCGATTCTATTTTTTATCAGTCCCGTAACCTTATTTTTATCGTCATTTTCGTTATTTAATTTAATTTTTACTGATTGTTCTGCGTTTTTTCTGCTCATTTATTGAAATGTATATATTGTAGTTGTATATTTTAATATAATTTACTGAATATAACATTTTTTGTTAACAATTGTTGTATTTTCTACGATTAATCCGCTAAATTCTAATAACTTGTATAATTTTTTCATCAAAATTACAAATGTCAATACTACTTTTATAAAATATACTTAAATATATCTGAATATATCTGAATATATAATTAATAATGGGAATACCTAGCTATTTTTCGTCTGTTGTAAAAAAACATGGTGCAATTTTAAAACCGTTAAATTCTTATAAACCAATGTTTTTTAATAATTTGTATATGGATTGTAATTCTATTATATACGATGCGGTTCGAGACATTGAGCCGTTAACTATAAATTTTGAAATGAAATTAATAAATGCCGTTATACAAGTAATTGAGAATTATATAAAACTTATATCTCCTTCAAATACAATTTATATTGCATTTGACGGCGTTGCTCCCTTTGCTAAAATGAACCAGCAGAGGACACGTAGATTCAAGGGTGACTTTATGGCTAAGAATACCTTTATAAGCAATACCAATGTGGATTCTTGGAGTACTGCCAATATTACGCCTGGCACGAATTTTATGAATAATTTGTCCCGTATCGTTACAAGTCATTTTGCTCTCAAAGAACGTTTATATGGTGTTAATAAAATTATCGTATCAGCTTCTGATATTAGAGGGGAAGGAGAACATAAAATTTTTCAATATATTCGTGAGGTAAATAATAAAGATGAAAATATTTTATTGTATGGTCTAGATTCTGATTTGATAATGCTGACTATATTTAATCGACAATATTACAATAAGGGTTATATTTTCAGAGAAGCTCCTTCGTTTATGAGTGTTACTAGCGATATTAAACCAGAAGATAAAGAACCATATGTCGTAGATATTGAAGGGATGTGCGAACAACTGGTAATTGAAATGGATTGTTGCGTAAGTGAATTCCGACGAGTTTACGATTACGTTTTTATTTGTTTTTTGTTAGGTAATGATTTTTTACCTCATTTCCCGGGTTTAAATATAAGGACGCACGGTATAGATACCCTTATGACTATTTACAGAAAACGTATTGGAAATAAACCGAATCTTTTCATAATTAAAGACGACAAAACCATAAATTGGAGGGTATTTAAACTACTTATTCGAGATATCGCAGAGAGTGAACACAATTATATTCTGGATGAGTATAAATCGAGAGACCGGTTATCGAATAAGCATTGGAAAATTGAGACGGAAAAGGAACGTGAATATGCGTTCAATTCAATTCCAGTAATAGACAGAAATCTCGAATATTATATATGTCCAAACGAACCGTTTTGGGAGCGAAGATATTATAAATCGCTTGTAAATTGTGACGTGGATGTATGTAGTTTAAGGAACGTGTGTAATAATTACATAGAAGGTTTAGAATGGACATTAAAGTATTATTGTAGCGAATGCCCAAATTGGAAATGGACATATAAATACGATTACCCACCGTTATTCGTTGATTTATTAGCTCATTTGCCAGACTTTTCTATGGAATTTATTCAACCAAACTTCGATTCGTTTTCACACGAGTTGCAACTCTCTTATGTTTTGCCGCCCAGCAAATGGGATTTACTTCCTACGAATGTGCGTGATTACTTAGTGTTGAATCATCCTGATTTATACAATGACAAAATGGAATTCAAATGGGCATTTTGTAAGTATTTTTGGGAGGCACACGTTCATAGTGGAGATATTCCTATTGAAATGTTAGAGGATTGGAATACCAAATTTATATCAATGCGTAGTTGAAAATGTTTGATTGCTTATATTAATATGATTTATTGATATGATTTATTGATATGATTTATTAATATGAATTATTATATAAACAAATAATACTATATATTTATATAATGCGTAGTTTAATTGTTCTCATTTCACTTCTTAAATATAGTTTGTCTTACGAGTTAAATAATAGATTTAATTCTTGGTCGCAAACACACAATGTTTCATTTGCTAACAACGAACATTATATGAACACATTTAATGTCTGGTATGACAATGACAAATATATTAATTATTACAATAATTTGGAAAGTGGTTCATTGTTAGCACATAATCAGTTTTCGGGTATGAACCCTGACGAATTCCGCGGACTTTTGGGGAAATATAAGCAAGTCGGGTATGGTTCGTTTATTATTGGAGGAGAAGTAGAAACGTCAGTAAATTGGGTAGAAAAAGGTGGAGTTACGCACGTAAAAGACCAAGGTCAATGTGGTTCGTGTTGGAGTTTTTCGACGACTGGTGCTTTAGAGGGAGCATATTTTGCTAAGACGGGTTATCTTGTAAGTTTTTCAGAACAACAGTTAGTAGATTGTGATAAATATGGAAATGGTGGAAGCGACAATGGTTGTAACGGAGGTTTAATGGACAATGCTTTTTCTTGGATCAGCAATAATCACGGACTTTGTACAGAGTATGATTATCCTTACGTTTCTGGAACAACTAAGAATAGAGGAGAATGTAAAAAAGGATGTATAAAAGTAGAAGGAAGTGCGGTAACAAAGTATGTAGACGTGCCTGCGTCGAACGATGTTCAGATGATGCTGGCTCTAATGAAGCAACCAGTATCAGTAGCGATTCAAGCAGACGAGAGAGCATTTCAACTGTATAGTTCAGGTGTATTAAAGGGTTCTTGTGGTACTGGATTAGACCATGGTGTTCTGGCGGTTGGTTACGGAAGTGACGCAAATGGAGATTATTATCTAGTGAAAAACTCTTGGGGTGAGAGTTGGGGAGAGAAAGGATATATTCGTCTCGGTCGTGGTAATGAATACAACAATGGAGACGGACAATGTGGTATTTTGTTACAAGCAAGTTATCCTCTATTGTAATCTTGCGATTTATTTCAAACAATTATAATTAACATAATTATAATTATTTACAAATTGAAACGTTTCAATGCACGACGGTAATGTAGTTTACGCCAATAAGAACTTGGACAAAATACAATAAATATAAACTGTGGATTTAGAAACAAAATGACGCTACAATGTATAATATGATAATTCTGTCGAATGTTAAAAGTTTAGTATTTGAAGGAGGAGGAATCAAAGGAATGGCGTACATAGGGTTTCTACGAACAATCGAGGAATTCGTGCCAGGATTCCTGAATAAGATTGAACAATTTGCGGGTTCATCGGTAGGTGCATTTGTGGCAGCATTGTTAACCATAGGAAAAACGCCAAATGATATAGAACATATAATGAGGTCACTTGCATCAAGTGATCTATTGAATACAGGTTGTGGGTTTATGCCAAAAATAAGCGTGTTATTACGTGCTTTATTTAATATGACAAGGAAATATGGCATGATAAGAACAAAATCAATAGAAAAAGAATTGCGAAATTTATTTACAGATGAAAATGGAAAGGACATACTATTCGCGGATTTAAAAAAGCGTTTGATAGTAACATCAGCGAATCTGAACACCCACAAAATAGTGTTTTTCTCAAATGAGTTGACACCGAAAGTCCCAGTATATAAAGCAGTAATGGCAAGTATGTGCATTCCTTTTGTATTTGAACCAGTGAAATACGATTTCAATCCAGATTACAATGAAAAGAAACATTATCTCATTGATGGAGGAAATCTAATGAATTTTCCGATAAAAGTATTTGACGATGAAGACCCATATGAAAGTATAAATTCTTCATTAAGCAACAAAACAGTATTAGGATTGAGACTAGATACGCCAGAAGATTTGAACTACGAGAAAGGTACTACGAATGAAAAAATAGATTCGTTTGTAAGTTATGTAAACGAATTTATAGATACAATGTATTACAACAGCAAACTTAACATACGAGATGACGAACGTACCGTGTCTATAATAGTGAAGTCGTCAGGAATAAACGTCAAAAACTACAATGACATATTTGATGAATTGTTGAAAAATGGAAATGATGCGGCTGACGCAAAGAAAAAAAGTAAAAAAAGGTGTGTTTAAAATAAGGTAATATAAGGTGTAAAATATAAAATTAAGAATGAGAAATAGGTTTATGAGAATGAATATCATAAAGCGAAAGGTCGTTAGGGTCT